TGGGCACCTCCTTATTCTCTTGATTATACTATGAAATCCTTGAGAATAGGCTGTCAACTTTATTTATACACCATCACCCAAAGTGGTTTCTTATACTCCTGGATCGGGCGGTAAAGGAACTGAGGACACAAAGACAAGGGCAAATGAAGCCTTAAGAAGTATTTTTGGAAGAGAATAAGGAGGTAATTGATTTATGCTAGTACATATTACAAGCAGATCTGATGCGGAGGCAATCATCCGCGAACAGGTAGTATCTACCATTTTTCAGGACGCACCGAAGCAGTCCGTATTTATGAGCATGGCACGAAAGCTGCCAAACATGACCAGTGACCAGACCAGGATCCGTGTATTGGATTTCCTCCCAACTGCGTACTGGGTGGATGGTGACACTGGTATGAAACAGACCAGCCGCCAGGCTTGGGATAACGTATATCTGGATGCAGCTGAGCTGGCTGTTATCGTGCCGATCCCAGAGGCAGTATTAGATGATGCGGAGTTTGATATTTTTGGTGAGATCACTCCAAGAGTAAATGAAGCAATCGGCCAGAGAGTAGACTCTGCGATCATCTTTGGTGTAAATCGCCCGAGAGTATGGCAGAACGATATCATCACCCTGGCACGTCAGGCAGGCAACAACGTAGCACCTGGATCTACTCCGGATTATTACAACCTGCTTCTGGGAGAGAATGGCGTGATCTCCAAAGTTGAAGAGGACGGTTACATGGCAACTGGCGCTCTGGCAGCCATGGGTATGAGAGCAAAGTTAAGAGGCATCAAGGCAACGGACGGAACACCGATTTTTAAGAGCGACATGCAGGGATCCACTAATTACGCACTGGACGGTGCGCCTATGTATTTCCCGCAGAACGGTGCTTATGATAACAGCATTGCTCAGCTAATCGTAGGTGATTTTAAGCAGGCGGTATATGCAATCCGTCAGGACGTTACTGTAAAAATCCTTGACCAGGGAGTTATCCAGGATCCGATCACTAAGGATATCGTTTATAACCTGGCTCAGCAGGATATGGTAGCTCTGCGTATTGTATTTCGTATGGGTTGGGCTCTTCCAAATCCGGCAACCAGAATGGATGAGGACCGTGTAGGCTGCCCGTTTGCTTATCTGGAACCGGCAACACCGGTAACTACTCAGACTGTAACCTTTACTGTAAAGGATAACGCAGGAAGTCCGGAAGCAATTGAAGGTGCTATTGTAGATGTAAATGGATCCAGATTAAAGACCAATGCGTCAGGCGAAGCAGTATTTAACCTGCGACCTGGTACATATCCGGCAAAGATCAAAAAGACCGGATACAGTCAGATCACTGAGACCGTAACGGTGGTTGCATCTGCAGTAACGAAGGATGTAACCCTTATCAAAAATGCGTGATAAAAGAAAGGAAAAAAGCTGATGGTTTATGCAGATGAAGAGTTTTATAAAAATGAATATCTTCTTGGAAGGAAAGCGGCCATCAGCTCCGGCTTTCCTTTTTATGCTAGACAGGCAAGCCAGATCATGGATCAGTATACATTCGGGCGGCTGACGATTATGGAAGATGTTCCGGAAGAAGCAAAATTATGCTGCTGTGAACTGGCAGAGGCTATCTGTCGGCAGGAAAAGACGGAAAAAAATGCATCCGGAAAGACTTCTGAAAAGATCGGAACTTACTCTACTTCCTATGGATCTTCGCAGGAATTAAATGAAGCGGCCATAAGAAAGCAAAACCAGATCGTTAAGAAATGGCTGGAAAATACCGGCTTATGCTATCAGGGGGTGTGCTGATGTTCACTAATGCAGATGTAACCTTGTATTTATACCACAAATGCGGCAAGGATATGCGATACATCCGGATACCGGTTGAAGATGTCTATTGGGAAGATGTGAGGCAGTCTACTTTTCTAAAAACAGGACAGCGGGATGCAGCGTCAGTTCTTTTGGTGATCCCGCTGGAAAGTCTTTGCAATCCACTTACGTTTACCCAGGGAAAGGATCTGGTTGTAAAAGGGATCATTGAAGATGAGATTGACTGCAGTAGCCAGGAAGCCATGTCAAAGTCACTGGCAGCACTGAAAGCAAGATATGGGTATGTGACAGTTACAACGGTGGATGAACGGCTGTATGGCAGTGAAACGATTCAGCATTATGAGCTGTCCTGTAAGTAGGAGGCGTATCTTGAAAATAGTTATAAAAATGCTTTCTACGGCAGAAATACGGCGGAGACATAAAGTTGCCGAGAACGGACCTGTGCAGGCAGTAATCGACAGTGAATGCATGCGCTACATGAGCGATTACATGCCAAGGCGTCAGGCTGGTGAGTTGAAACATCTGATGGTGGCAGCCACTACAATCGGTTCCGGCCAGATCGATACTCCCGGTCCTTTTGCTCATTACCTGTACGAGGGTATCCTTTATGTATCACCAACAACAGGCAGTGCCTGGGCGAAGAAGAACGAGATCAAGGTACCGACCGGGAAAATGCTTACCTATGCAGGCGCTCCCATGCGTGGCCGTAAATGGTTTGAACGTATGAAAGCAGACCATAAAGATGACATTCTCCAGGCAGCACAGTCAGTACTTAGCAAGGGAGGCAGTATATGACAATCATTGAGTATATGCGCCAGAAATTAACCGAATATCCCAAGATATCGGAGTTTCTGACCGGTGATGATATCCATATCGATTTTACAGAACCGGATCCGATTAATTATGGCCTGTCAAGCAATGGAGATACCCTGGTGAAAGAAGATATCCTGGGTAATCAGGTTCGCAGGCATAACTTTGTTATGTACGCAGTGGGGCAGTCATTTACAGATTACAACCGTCTGGCAAACAGCAACTTCCTTCTGGAACTGGCCTACTGGCTGGAGCAGCTTCCGGAAGAGGAAGGAATAGAAGTAAATGAGGGTGATGAAGTCAAACAGGCTACATTTTTAAAAGCAACCACAGCGAATGCTATGAGCATGGGGCTGATGGGAGATACCGTTGACCAGGGTGTTATGTATCAGCTGCAGATCTACGCCCAGTACAAAGTAGAAAGTGAGGAATTTTAAATGTCTGATAAGGCACCTGTTGCAGGACAGAAGATCAAAAGAAAATTCACGGGTAACTTTATTGACTCCGTCCTTCCGGGCACAAAGGAAACAGCGTATGTCCGTTTAGGAAAAGACCTGGAAGAGTATAACGTGGAAATGAATGCCAATGTGGATACCAAGAATAATATTCTGGGTGAAACATCCGTTACATTGGACAGCTACCAGCCACAGGCTACTGCAGATCCGTTTTATGCGGTTGTGGGTGATCCTATGTTTGAACGGCTTCAGGGGATCATTGATGAGCGTCAGACCCTGGATGACTTGAAGACTACCGTTGTTGAAGTACATCTTTGGGAGTCGGCATCCGGATCAGCAGGATCTTATGTGGCATACTGCGAAGATGCGATCATTGAGGTGTCAAGCTATGGCGGAGATACCACCGGTTATCAGATCCCATTCAACGTACATCATACAGGTAACCGGGTAAAAGGAACTTTTGCCCTGGAAACAAAGAAATTTACACCCGACAGTGAATAAGGAGGCTGTATATGGAAAGCCTTAAGTTTGATGAAGGTTATAAAGAATATATGGTAAATGAGGATCCGGACCGTGTGATCCGGATCAATCCTTCTGATCTGAACATGTGGCAACGCTGCATGGATGAAATGAAGAAGTTGGAACAGGTAAAAGATGAACTTCAGGGTAATGTAAAGCTTCTGGAAGATGGTACCGTAGATCCGATGGACGAAAATGCAAGTATTGAGTGGAAGAAAGCAGAGCGGGGCGTAAAAGACTGTTTTAATGCTATTTTCAATGCAGACGTTTATGACATACTGTTTAATGGCCAGTCCCCATTTTCGCCAGTAAAGGGCGGCAAGCTCCTGTTTGAGTCAGTTATGGATGGTCTGATGCCGATCATTAAGAAAAATATGAAAGCCGGGGTAGAGGCAAGCAATAAGCGGATCCAGAAGTACACAGCCGGCTACACAAAATGATCCGGTTAGGTCAGCTTCCTGTCATTCTTATGGTAGGTGAAAAGGAATGGAAGATTAGGACGGATTACAGAGATATCCTTGTGATTATGCAGGCATTTAACGATCCAGAGCTTACTGTAGAAGAAGCTTATGTAGTTATGCGTAAGATCCTGTATGAAGACTGGGTGGATATGCCAAAGGAACTTTATGAAGAGGCAGCTAAAAAGGCACTCTGGTTCCTGGACTGCGGCCAGGAAGATGAAGAGGATATAATGCCAGTCAAGGTGATGGACTGGGAGCAGGATGAGCCGATCCTGTTTCCGGCTATCAACCAGGTGGCCGGATGTGAAGTGAGATCTGTTCCGTATGTTCACTGGTGGACTTTTGTGGGATATTTCATGGAAATCCGGGAAGGTATTTTTTCTACTGTACTTGGGATCCGGCAGAAGATGGCAAAGGGAAAACACCTGGAAAAATGGGAAAGAGAGTTTCGCAGAAACAATAAAAAAATCTGTGACCTTAAGAAACGGTATACGAAAGAAGAACAGGAAGAAATTGATTATTGGAATAAGTTATTAGGCTGAGGCGCGTGACAGCGTCTTATTTTTATGCCTGGAAAAGAGGTGAGGATATGGCGGCTGATGGCAGTCTGAAATTTGATACAAAAATTGATACCTCTGGACTGGAAAAAGGAACCGGAACACTGGAAAAAGCTTTTGACAGACTCACTAAAGCAGTTGACAGGCTTTCCGACAATATTTCAAATGTGTTTAATAATGCGGGCCAGGCAGCAGAAACAGCAGCAGCCCAGTCTTCCAAGGCAGCTGAGGGGATTGATCAGGTAACAGAGTCAGCTAAACAGGCAGAAAGACAGACCAAAAGCCTGCAGGAACAGATGGATGCCATCAAAGTAGATCGTGGGGAATACCAGGAACAGGAGCCGACACCCGCCAGACGGGTAAAGGTAGACGATCCTTCGGCATATGGTTATGATCCTGCAGCAATAGAATTTATTGATAAGTATGCAGCCGGAGAAGAGAAAGCGGAAAAGGCAACCAATGATTTTGCACAGAAGATCAGCGAATTAAAACAGGAACTCAAAGACCTGGAAAGCCAGGGGATGTACTTTGGTGATGAAAAATATGATGAAACTTATCTGAAACTGGAGAAAGTCAAGCAGGCTTTGAAAGATTATAAGCAGGAACTGACCAATCCAACGCCAGACGCAGTTATTTTTCCAGCGGACTCCCTGCAGGGGAAGATTGATCGTTTAAAGCAGGAACTTAAAGATCTGGAAAGCCAGGGAAAAAGCTTTGGTGATGCCTTGTATGACAGCACCTATAAGGCTTTAAACCAGGCACAGTCCGATCTGAGTACTTATAAAAAGAACCTTACCACTCCTGTTAAACTTCCGGTCCAGTTTGATCCCAATTCCTTTGAGGGACAGAAAGAAGCACTTAGAAGTAAGCTTTTGGGAATGGAGCAGCAGGGAATATCACTTGGAGATGCGGATTATGATCAGACCTATGTTCAACTGCAGCAGGTGATCCAGGCAGAGAATGAATATAAAAAATCTCTTTTAAATGCAGATGCCGGACAGAAAAAGGCAAAAGCATCTGCGGATAAATTAAGGGACTCTGTAAATGGCGCTGGTAAAGCGGCGAAAAACTCAGGGAAAGGGATGCAGCTCTTAGGCCGGATCAGTCGCATGATGATGATGCGGTTTGTCATGCAGGCGGTAATGGCAGTGATGAGCGCAACAAAAGAGGGCTTCCAAAATCTTGCGAGATATTCAGGAAGCGCAAACCAGACATTATCCGGTCTGTCCTCTTCTTTATTATATTTAAAGAACAGCCTGGCAGCCGGTTTTGCTCCCATTTTAAGTGTTGCGGTACCGGCAATCACTGCATTGATTGATGCGATAGCCCAGGCACTGGCCTGGATCGGGCAACTGGTAGCGGCATTAACTGGGAAATCCACCTTTGTGAAGGCTAAGAAGACCCAGGAAGATTATGCAAAAAGTCTTAAAAAGACAGGAAGCGCAGCAAAAGACGCAAAGAATAGTCTGGCAGCTTTTGATAAATTAAATGTCTTAAGTCAAAATAATGCAGGTGGCGGAGGCGGCGGTTCCGGAACAGATCCGTCCCAGATGTTTGAAACGGTGGCAGTATCCAGCTCACTGTCAAAAGCCCTGGATGCATTAAAAAAGAAATGGAGTGATCTGTCTAATCTGTTTGCCAAAGGATTTAAGGTAGGATTAGGAGATACTACTTCCCGGTTCGCTACGATCCAGAAAGGGCTTCAGAGTATTAAGGAAAGCCTGGCTGATATTTTTTCAGATCCGCGAGTCCAGGCTGCAGCAAGTACCTGGGGAAATAAAATGGTCTATGATTTAGGCGTGATCGCAGGTTCTGTTGCGTCAGTTGGTATTACGCTGGCAGCAAACCTGGTCGGTGGCACTGCAAAGTATCTGGAAGAAGCCCGGGAACGGATCAAGCAATATATCATAGACATGTTTGATATAACCGGGGACATAGCAGATATTGTGGCAAATTTTTCCGCAGCTTTCGCAGAAGTATTCAGTGTCTTTGCAGATGAAAACGGGCAGACATTTACTGCAAATCTGATTGGCTTTTTTTCCAACTCCTTCATGGGTTTTACAGAAGTGTTTGCCAAGCTTGGGCGGGATCTTTTAAACGCCCTGCTGACTCCTCTTACAAATAATACGGCCGGTTTTAAACAGGCATTTGACGGGCTTCTGGGAGTTGCTGCTCAGATAATGGGAGATCTTAAAGATCTGTTTACAGATGCGTTTGATCAGATAAACCAGACATATGATGAGCATGTAGCACCTATGTTTGACGCATTTACAGAGGGACTTACAGAAATCCACAAAAGCGCTCTGGAAGCATTTGAAACATACATATTGCCGGCACTTCAGAAAGTGGCAGATAAATTTACAGAAGTCAAAAGCCAATATTTGCAGCCATTTATTAAAAGTTTTGTAGAATTATTCGGAAACGTTGCAGATACCCTAACCGTCTTATGGAACCAGGTACTGCAGCCGCTTTTAAACTGGATCGTTCAGAGTTTTGCCCCGCTTATTGGTGCAGCCATTGAAAATGTTGGAGGATTTTTTACTGCGCTTCTTGCGGTAGTAAGCACTGCAGCCCAAGGTGTAACAGACGCTTTAAACGGCATCCTGGAGTTTATACAGGGCGTATTTACCGGAGATATGGAAAAGGCCTTAAATGGTATAAAAGATATATTTAAGAGTGTTTTTAACGGGATCATTTCCACAGTAGAAGTTGCGATCAATCATATTGTGGAAGGTTTAAATGGTATCAGTTTTGATGTACCGGACTGGGTGCCCCTTGCCGGTGGTCAGCATTTTGGATTTAATGTCTCATCGATGAAACTTCCTAGACTGGCTACAGGAACCGTTGTTCCAAGACAGGCCGGAGAATTTGCGGCGATCCTTGGAGACAACAACCGGGAAGCAGAAGTTGTCTCTCCATTGTCTACGATCAAGCAGGCATTGCTGGAAGCTTTGAAAGAGGCAGGTGCTGGACTGGGTGGAGATATTCAGCTGATGATCAATCTGGATGGAAAGGTAGTGTATGAAAATGTGGTAAAACGTAACCGGTTGGCAAGAAAGCAGACGGGAAAAAATCCGCTGCTTGTGTAAGGAGAAAGGACTATGGCTTTTAAAGGATGGCTTATAAAGTTTGGAAATACCGTCCTTCCGAATAAGTATCTGGAGAAATATAAAAGTACACCCAATCAGAGACTGGAACTGGATGCATCCCGTGATGCAACGGCATTGCTCCACCGTCAGACATCGCCGAATTATAAGACGAGCCTGACAGTACCGATCCGGAAACTGTATCTGGGTGAAAAGATAGTCGTTAAAGCGATCATAGATGCGGGGATCGTGTCAGGAGGAGAGCGGGAAAGAAAGGTATCTGTCACGTATTGGAACGATGAGGAAATGGATTATAAGTCAGGAGTATTTTATATCGCAGATATTGAATATACGATCTCTCATGTGAATGAAAGAAAACTGGATATGGTCTATGAGCCATTTGATATTCAGTTGACAGAATATTAGGGAGGCAGCTTATGTTAAATGTGGATGAACGATTAAAAGAACTGTATCGGGCAGACAGTACAGATAAACAGCTGATCCTGGACTTTTATCACAAAGGAGAAGAAGAACCTTACCTGCATCTTTCAAGCAGTAACATAAAAGCGGAAACAATGGAACTGGATGAGGCATTGTCCAGTAATGAAAATCTGGAATTTGGAAGCTGCGAGGCATCACAGTTAAAAATTACACTTCTTAATGTTACGGAAGTTGTAAAAGAAGCCAGAATGAAAGTTTATCAGATCCTGGAGGGAATATGGCCAGAAGCAGGCCTGTTTCCAGGTGATGATATATATCCTAATGGATATCGGATGCCTTTAGGAGTATATATCATTAAATCCGCAGAAAAAGAAACAGATAGAAAATACCTGGATATTGTGGGTCTGGACCAGATGTCTCTATTTGATGTAAATGTTGCACAGTGGTATAACAATCTTTTGTTTCCAATGACATTGAAAGAATTCAGATCCAGTTTATGTCAGTACGTTGGTGTGACGGAAAAGGTTCCATCTTATCTTCCAAATGACAGTATTTTGATTGAAAAGACAATGAGTGTAGAAGAATTGTCTGGTCGGGATACTTTGATTGCATGTGAACAGATGAATGGTGTGTTTGGCCATTTTGACCGGGAAGGAATTTTACAGCATATTGCATTGCAACCGAATTATATTTTGGCACCAGCTGAAAATCTGTATCCGTCAGATGAATTATATCCTCTTGTTCCAGGTGAAATGAATGAGCAGGTCTATGATGAAACAATTTCACAAAATCTGTATAAATCCTGTGTTTTTGAAGATTACACGGTAAAAGCCGTTGAAGCGGTACAAATCCGCCAGGAAGAAGAGGATATTGGTGCGATCTATGGAACCGGTAATTGTCTGGTAGTAGAAGGTAACTTCCTGCTATACGGCAAGGGCGCAGATGAATTACAGCAGATCGCAGCGGGGATTTATGGAATGGTGAGCAGCCGACCTTATGTTCCTTACGAATGTAATCTGCTAAAAGGCTTGCCATATTTAGAACTGGGAGATGCCGGCTTGATCAAGTCGGAAGAAGGGACAATTGTTTCTTACATCATTAAGAGGACGATGAAAGGGATCCATGCCTTACAGGATACCTATAGCGCAACAGGTGAAGAAATACGAAAGGAAGAGCAGGGGACCAACGCGGACATTATCCGCTTAAAAGGCAAGGCTGCATATTTAAAGAAAAATGTAGATGAAGTATCAGCAAACCTGGTGGACCTAGAAAAACGTACAGAGGCAAAACTGACGATCACTGCAGAACAGATTGCCGCAGAAGTAAAACGAGCGTCTGCTGCAGAAGGAGAATTATCTTCTCAGATCACGATGACGGCAGAGAACATAAAACTGATGGTTAAAAAGGGAGAAGTATCGGCTCAATTATCCATTGAAAGTGGCGGCATTGATATTAAAGGCAATCGCTTTAGCTGGACGTCAACCTATTCTTCCTTGACTGCAGACGGGAAACTGACCGTAGTGGAAGGTCTGTTCAAGGGAAGTATCAATGTTGGTGATGGTCAGTTTACGGTAGATCAGAATGGTAAAGTCCTTGCAAAAAATATAGAGATCGGTACCACTGCTACAGGTGCTACCATTTATGGTGAAACCGTACTTGCATCCAGATTTACATGCAGGGATACTTTTTCTGTAGATTGTTATGCGTCCATGGCGGATATAGGCGCCAATACCATTGGGTGTGACAAGCTCAGAGCCAATACGATCATTGGGACAATAGATGAGTACTCAGACCGAAGATTAAAGGAAAATATCCATAAAGTAGATACAGGAACAGCACTTCAGATCATCAAACAGCTCCAGCCGGTATCCTACAATATGAAACGGACAGACCATGCAGGTATAGGTTTTATTGCTCAGGATGTCCGTAGGATATGCAGAAAGCAGGGGTTAAACCTTCCTCTGTATGGACATAGTGGAAGATATTTTACAATCCCGTATACCAATTACATTCCCCTGCTGGTAGCTGCTATACAGAGCCAGCAGGAGGAAATAGACAGGCTGAAAAGCCTGATCAGAAAGGAAAAACATGTATAACTTATCAGAAGAGCAGCGGGCAACGTTGCTCTATATTTTTGATCATCTTATAGTAACAGGCCCGGATCAGGCAGCACTGCTCAGTAATGCGGCGATTGTTGTACGTGGGTTAGAGAAAAACGGAGTGAAAAATCATGACATTAAATAGTTTTGTAGCTTATGTGAAACAATTTTGGAAGAATAAGCCAGATGCCAGTACACCATTGTCAGCGGAAAGGTTGACGCATATGGAAGAAGGAATAAAAGGAAATAGTAATGCCATTGAAACTATTGCGGCAGCTGTGGTAAATCAAATCGTTAATGATCCGGATAAGATTGCCAGTATGGCGGCGCTTTATTCAGTAAATCAGAAGATCGGGGATGTATCGAAATTGCCAGACAGTGCAGTGGATGTGGTGACTGCGATTGCTAAACAAAATAGTAATTTAGATTCGGGATATTTTAAAATAAAAGTTAAGACTACAACGATTGTTTTAATTATCGAAGAGTTTACCTTTACAAATGGAGTAGCAACTAAGACACTTCAATCTATTTTTGGAAACATTCCTACATATGCTAGCGGTATATGTCAAACAAAAGTTGAAGATAGCAGTGTTTACAATTTTACAGCAGTAAAAGACGGAAATAATTTAAAAATTGCAACAGCTGGTTCTACATTTTCCGGAAAAAAATGGGTAACTATGATAATTTTTGGTACGGCTTAATCTACAAAAAGATTGTTTGCTATTGGAATACAAGTCTTTGCAACTGATAAATTAAGATGCTGACAAGGATACATACCGTTTTATGATTTGTCCATCATAAAAGAAACTAAGGGTTAATTTAGATAATGTTGTATCAATTTCCATTCTAGTAATGCTCTTTCCCGCAACCATTATCGGTGAAGTATAAGGAACACCATCAATCGTAAACGTTACTCCATTATTATTAGCATTCAAGACTACTTTGGAAATATGATTATCTGTGTTGAGTTTGTTTGTTCCAAGAGTTTCTAAATTACTATAAAACTAAGCCAATTTCATAGAAACAACAATCCAAGGCCTAAAAGGGCCTTTTATTATACACAAAATCAAATCAGAAAGGAGATAGAACATTATGGAATCTATCAAAATCGGAACTCGGAGTTATGAATTAGTAGCTGACGGATATCAGCTGCAGCAGGATGGAGGATGTATTATCTTCCAGCTAGGGGAGCAGACCTTTGAAGAAGTTGAAACCGTGATGTCAGGCGTTAAATCTATTTTGCTTTTAGATGAAAATGGGGACACAATGGCATCCAGGACAGATTTGGTATATGCTGGTCGCATGACCAGACAGAAGGATTATGTAATTAGAGTTGAGAAAAACCAGACAGGTACTGATTCAGAGGGCAATGCAGTGTATGAGTATAAAGATATAACAGGTACCGTTCTGATTGCAGAGTTTCGTCTTCCGGACTTGCGTGAAAAATATGCAGCATTAGAGGAAGAAGTGACAAATACCCAGCTGGCAATTGTAGAGCTTTATGAAGGAGGTAAGTCATAATGGCAAGAGTATATGCAGATCTGATCCGAAAAGGGAGAAAAACACTTGAAGGCGTACCACCAAAAATTAGAGCAGAAGTTGAAAGACTTTTGAAGGCTTAAGGGTTTACTTTTTTATAATGCAAAAAGAAAAGAGGTGACATCATGGGACGTATCATAACAGCTAAGTTTATATCAGGTAGTCATTTTGCTCAGGCATTCGGAAATCTGTGGCAGTATGATTATGGCGCAAAACTTATATTAGAGGGATTAGAACTTCCAGTGGCTGCAGAAATCCATTTTGCATCTATGGAATGCGGTGGGGAATCAGAGACACGGATTGGTGTAACAACAAATGGAATTACAGAGGTAAAAATCCCTAACGTTCTTTTAGAAATAAACAAGGTCCAGGATTATAACCTTTATGCTTTTGTGTATTTGACAGATGAAAAATCCGGATATACAGAATATAAAATCCTTATGACAGTACGGGTTCGCCCAAAACCAGGAGAAGAAAAGCCTGATGCAGATAAGGATCATCCGCTTGCTGATGCGGTCCAGGCAGTAAACGCTGCAGCCGACCGGGCAGAGACCGCGGCGGGGAATGCTGCAGAGAGTAAGGTTGCTGCAGAAGATGCAGCTGAGCAGGCTGACAAAAGCAGAGTCGCAGCTGAGACAGTAGCAAGGCATGTAGCCGAGGCAGGGCGTACTGCCCTAACGGATATCGCATCAGCCAAGACCGATGCAGTAGAGACCATCGAGACCGCTAAGACAGGCACAGTAAAGGCGGTGGATGATGCCAGAGAGACAGCTATCAAGGCCGTGACAGATGCACGTATGGTGGCAGAACAGAGCTTGTCAGAGGCTAAGACAGATGGAGTAGCTGCTATCGGAACAGCCAAGACGGAGGGCCTGCAAGCGATAGATAAAGCCAAAAGCGACATCGAGACGGCACGGAGCGGTGCTATCAAGGACATTGATACTGCCAAGACCAGCGGTGTCCAGGCAGTCGAGGCTGTAACCGCAGGTATCGAGCAGACCAAGACATCCGCTTTAGAAGAGATTGACGGCAGCAAGACAGCCGCGGTGCAGGCAGTCGAGACAGCCAAGACGGAGGGTGTGGCGGCGGTAAACGCGGCGGTAGAGGCGGGAAAGATCAACTTCGTCACGGACGAGAGCTTGACTCTTTCCGGGCGTGCGGCAGATGCGAAGGTTGTGGGTGATGAGCTGGCGAAGAAGGCTGACCAGACGGACCTGGAATACCTTCGGAAGCGGCAGAATATCCTTGTTGGAAGCGAGACGGGCAGTCGTGTCTGTGTTACCGACGCGTTTGAGGCGCCGCTGGAGGGGCTGGTGCTGTATGGCAAATCCACGCAGGTGACGACGACAGGGGCACAGCTCTTAAATATTCCGGATGCAGAACGAACAATAAGAGGGGTGACACTTCGAATTCAAAATGGCGTGATTGAAATGAACGGAACAGCAACAGAGGGCGGATATGCATACGTGGACATTGCGAAAACGCCACTGACCGGAGTGTATACGTTATCTATAGATGGCGCTGTGAAAGGAGCGCTTTTAGATGATAAGTTTCAGAGATTGATAGAATCAACGGCGAGTTTAAATGGAAAAACGGCGCGCATGCTGACATTTTACATCACAAAGGATGTGAAGTATTCACTAACAGGGATTAAAGTCATGCTTAACGCCGGAGACACCGCACTCCCTTGGGAGCCATATACAGGCGGTAAGCCATCACCGTCACCAGATTATCCGCAGGAGATTCAGAGTGCAAAAAGCGAGGTAGTGGTGCATGGAAAGAATCTTTTTGGTGGAAGATTTTACTATGCAAACTACTCAAATGAAGTGTTGCGAATTGATGAAACTAGGAATGAGAATGAAGTTAAACTGCCGTTTGCTCCGACATATGAAACTTTTGGAGTTTGCAAAGTGATAAAATGCCAGAAAGGAAAAACTTATGTTATCTCAGTGACGAATCCGAACAAAAACGCAGCTATAGGTATGGCTGAATACGAAAATATAGAGAAAGCACTCAATTTTAATAATGCGCTCGGATTTATCAGAATGAACGATAAGATATTGGAAAAATCATACACTGCAAAGAGTGATGGAATCCTTGTATGTGGAATTGCGGGTTCATGGACTAACGGGACAACAACTTTACATGAATGTACAGAATCAGAGCTTTTGCAAGTAGAAGAAGCATCGGAAGCCACTGATTACGAGCCTTACCGTACCCCGCAGACCATCACCATCACATCTCCAACCAGTCTGCCAGGTATTCCTGTTTCATCTGATGGTAATTATACAGACGATACAGGACAGCAATGGATCTGTGATGAAGTAGATCTGGAGAGGGGCGTATATGTGCAGAGGGTGTATTCCATTATTGTTGATGGAGAAGATGTGACTTTTTCGCAAGCAGGACGATATTGCAATATGAATTTGAAAAAATTGCCAAGCGCGAAGAGCATTATCGGAACGAGTCAAAGGATCGAGGCCAGGAGTACATTTACTTCAGAGACGTGGAATTTCAACCCAGAAATGGGCTTTTTATATCTTATAAAAGAAAATTATGCGGAAACTATTAACGAATCCTGCAAAGAACATAGTGGAGAAGTAATGTATGCCCTTGCCGCTCCCATCGAGATCCCACTCTCAGCTGCCGATATTGCAGCTTACCGTGCCCTCATAACCTACGGCCCAACAACCATTGTAGAGACGGATGGTGCAGGCATTAAGCTGGATTACCAGCGAGATGTAAACATTGTAATCAAGCAGCTGACAGATACAATCGCATCTATGACAAATTAAGGAGGTAAATTATGGCAGTAAAAAGCAAAGCAAGACATGACTTAACCTTACGTAGCATCAAGCATGAGATTGGAGCAGGCAGAGATGTAGCCTACTGGTTGGACAAAGCCTACATCCACTTGGACAATGGTCTGCTGACCGAGGATGATATCACCGGAATCGAAATTTTAGCTCAGGCATATTATGATGCGCTGGACAAGCCTGATGAGACCGAGGACGATGAGGATAACGTCGACTCTGGTCAGAACGAAAACACAGAGACCCTGCCGGAGTAACCCAGTTTAATTTTATTTGAAGCCATCTGTTGAATGGCGGAAAGGAACTACATATGAGCATCAATCACAAATCTGTCTCCTGAACATTCTACAGTCCGGCAATTGAAGTACCGACTCTGGAACAACATTCTAAGAACTGCAGATCATGCAGAGCTGAGAATATATGCAGAGTTGTCCCGGACATAAGGCGTGTGACCACGAGTAAAGGAGATTTATAATGACATCATTAATTTTGCAGTACATAGTCACACACTGGATTGCGTGGCTTTTTGCAGCTATTTCCGGTGTCTTGGCTACAGCATATCATAGATTAGCAGGACGGTTAAAAAAGGAGCAGGTAAAGACACAGGCTATCAATGCTGCAGTTCTTGCGTTACTTCATGATCGTATCTACCAGGCATGCACATTTTACTTGAAAAGAAAATATTGCACAGTGGAAGACAGGGATAATTTGGAGTATATGTTCCGACCTTATAAAGCGTTAGGTGGAAATGGAACAGGAGAAGATCTTTATAACAGATGCCTGGCTCTTCCATATGAGCCGGCAGAGGAGGTATAGATATGGATTTTGGAATTGGAAGCGTAACAGCGATCACAGCAATCTGTTACCTGGGCGGCATGGCATGTAAGGCAACCACTAAGGTCAAGGATGAGGTTATCCCGGTAGTATGCGGATTGACCGGCGGCATCCTGGGAGTAGCTGGCATGTATCTTATGCCAGAGTTTCCAGCCACAGATGTGATCAACGCTGCAGCTATTGGTATTGTATCCGGTCTGGCCGCAACCGGAGCGCACCAGGTCATCAAACAGGCAAGCAAGAAGTAGAAGGAGGTGATCCGACTATCTCCCGCAGGCAG